AGATAAGCAGGGCATGTCTGGTGATGAACCTATTAACCTTATCTTTCAAACTGTGAAAACTTACGTACCTAATATGGTTATGCAGAATCCAATCACTGAGGTTAGTTCAGACTACTTGGCGTATAAAGAATATGCTGGTATGCTGGGCCTTGCAGTTGATAAAACTGTTACTGGCCTGAAGCTAAAAGAAGAGCTTAGGGCTTGGATCGTATCAGCTATTTTCGCATTTGGAATTATGAAGGTTAGCCTTGCCTCCAGTGAGAATATGATTGTTGACGGAGATACTACTATTGACCCCGGACAGGTATATGCTGAGATCGTTGACCTTGACGATTTTGTTTTTGATCCTACTTGTACCGATCTGCGGAAGTCTACATTTCTTGGTAGTCGGGTAAGGGTTCCAAGACAGCAACTCTTAGATGATCCGAGCTATAATAAAGAGATGGTTATGAAATTACCCACCTCTAAATATGGTGGCAATGATCGTGTCGATACCATGACCAGGCAGAGTACAGCAGTTTCAGAGTCTTATACTCTTCAAGACTTCGTTGATGTGGTTGAACTGTGGGTTCCAGAGGCGAATGCACTTGTTACTATCTCTGATCCGCAGCAAATTATACTTGAAGACTATCTTCGCTCTGTGGACTACCACGGCCCCGCTGAAGGGCCTTACGTTTTCCTCAACTTCTCGCCGCCTGTACCGGGTAATCCGCTGCCAGTCGCTCCTGTGTCACTGTGGTACGACCTGCACATGATTGCGAACCGTACCTTTAAGCGAATGATGAATCAGGCTGACAACCAGAAGGATATTCTGGCTTATTCCCCAGCCTTTGCTGATGAAGCACAAGATATATTAGATGCGGAAGATGGCGATTCTGTGGCTGTTTCTGACCCGAAGGCTGCGCAAATCATGTCATTCGGGGGAGCAAATACCCGCAACGAACAGATGGTCCAGCAGATGCAGATGTGGTTCAACTATGTCGCTGGCAACCCGGATCAGATGGCTGGCAATATGTCAAAGGCTACTAAGGGTTCAAAAGAAACCGCAACCCGGACATCTGCTATGCAGTCGAATATGTCTGTTAGCTTAGATGATGCGCAAGGAATTGTTCAGGACGCTACAGCGGAAGTGTCAAAGCGGATTGCATGGTATCTTCATACTGATCCGCTAATCGAATTACCGTTGACCAGAAGGACAACTGGTGGAGAATTTCAACAGGTTATCTTAACGCCTGAACAGCGACGTGGTGACTTCTTACTTTACACGTTTAATATTCGTGCGAAGTCTATGGTTCCTACTGATCCTGTTACACGTGCCAGACTGATGACAGAGTTTGCAGTTAATGTAATGCCGGGTATTGTCAACGCTGCTAATATTGCGATGACTATGGGTATTCCATTTAATGTTCAGCGCTGTCTGACTGATCTTGCAGAACAGCAGGGCTTAACCGCTGACGTTCAGGACTGGTTTGATGATCCTGAATTTATGAATAGAATGAAACTACGAATGCAGCTAGGCCCACAGAATCAGGGCAAGGCTGGCGGCGGCCAAGCTCAGCAGAATGGCGGCTTCGGAGGTGGGCCAGCGGCTTCACCTGAACAGAAATTTAATCAAGACGCTCAAGCTGGTGCGAATCAATCGCAAGCAGATATGGGAGGTGTCTAATGACGGGAGACTGTTGCGTGAGTAGCGAAAAAATAAATGGCTTTGACAAGTGGGACGTAGAAAGTGACGCTCGTACTTTGATTAAGGCCAAGGAACTTGAGAACACTGGCGAAAAATATTATAAAACTTTGCTAGCTGAAGTTGAGAAGACAGCGAAGGCCGCTACTGAAGCAGCAGCGGTGAAGACTAAAGTTGCTTCTCAGCTAAAGCTAGAGAAAAAAGTTAACAAAGGACTTAAGAAAGTATTTGGAGGCAAGTAATGGCGTATGTACCTAAGAAGTCTAAGGGTTATAATCTTGAAAAAGATATTGCGTCCCTTAGCAGACGTGGCAGAAAGAAGAAACCTGCCGAGAAGAAAACTAAGGAAAAAGAAAACTGGGCATCTGCTCTAAAAAGAAATGTCCAGATGTTGCTTAAGGGCAAAAACTATAAGGCCCCTAAAAAGAAAAAGAAGTAGGAGATTACTTATGCCGATGTATTCTATAAAGTGTAAAGGTTGCGGGAGCAAGCAAGAGGTGTTCAGGAGTATGACTGATTGCGAAAGTATTAGTAGCATACGTTGCGGAATCTGCAATTGCTACATGACTCGTGACATGCAAGCTGATCTGTTTCACGCTGCTTCTGATAGATATGATAAACCAATTATCTCTGATTCATTAGCAATTGGTATGGATCAGATCGCAGAGCATAAAGCACAGTTTCCAGATATTGGTGTTACCAATGAAGGCCAGTTAGTTTTTGATAAGTATAGCACACATCAGGCTTACTTGAAAAAGACTGGCCACATAAAGCACCCCGGCAAAATTCGTCGGTCTGCTAAAAAAGTAGCTACGGCTACTGCTACTGAGTAACCTACCCCCGGAACTAACCGGGCAGCTAAAACAGGAGAAGTAAAATGGCGTTACCAAAAAATGACCCCGGAAAAAGTGAACAAGAAATTTTAGATGCAGCAGAAGACAGACTGGCTATTCTTGGCGGTGATCCTTCGGCAGATAAAGTTATCCCCAACGACGAACCTATCCCAGCAGAAGACCTCGAAGAAGTAGATGAAGACTTAGAAGAGGGCGACGATCTGGACAGTGACGACGATGGTGGTGATGATTCTTCCCCAGAGGACAGCGACACGGATGATGCGGGCACGGATGACAATGATGATGACACGGATGAGGACGCAGGTAAAGCTAATGACGGTGAGAATGATGAACCGCAACTCACTGATGCTTACTATCGCGCTGCAATCCACGGTGGATATGACGAAAAGGAAATCGTCGAGTTTATGAAGGCGAATCCTAGTTTAGCTATTAAGACCTTTTCTAAGATGCACGACCAGATGAACAGTGTGTCGCAGGAGTTTGCCAATATTGGAAGGTTTAAAAAGGAACAGGCTAACAAGTCTAATCCTGATGATAAATCTGACGATAAGCCGGGCTTCAAAGAGATTGATCTTGCCAAGCTAAAGGAAGATTATCCAGATGATGCTTTGGTTGCTGTTATCGAACAGATGCAGAGCCAGAGCAAAGCCATGTTCGATGAGCTTGGCAAGCGTCCTACGCAAGCTGCTAATACAGATCAGCTTGTAGAGGACCAGCAGAAGTTGGAAGCCGACAGAGTTACACATGTCGGTGATATGGTTGATTCTTTCTTTAGAGCACCGGGCATGGATCAGTATGCTGCTGTATACGGCACGCTCCCTAATGAAGAGAAAAGCTGGGAGGGTTTGCTTCCTTCTGAAAAGATGAATCGTATAGCTGTAATCGACCAAGTAGACGAGCTAATTAGCGGAGCTAAGGCGCTAGGCAAAGACATGGACGTGAATGATGCTCTTGATAGAGCGCACCTTCTCATTACGCAGCCAGTCCAAGAAAAAATGATCCGCAAGGACATCATGGATAAAGTGGTAAAGAGATCGAAAAGCATAACACTTAAACCGAACGGCTCTTCTACGCCTGCCGCTTCAAAGTCTACAAAGGCCAAATCAGCCGAAGACATAGAAGCCAGAGCCGAAGAGCGCTTGGCCAAAGTGTTTGGACACAATCAATAAAGTAAGTATTATTTAATTTAGAAAGTTTAACTATGGGTGTTAAGAATAGTCAACTTGTAGACCTTATCGCAACCACTTTGAATGACCTGCCCAAGCAGCAGTTTGAAGTTATGTGGGACAATCAGGACTATGAGTTCTGCCGTATTTATCAGAACGAAAGAATGGAGATTGATGGTGGCAACATGATTGAGCGTAAGGTTATGCTTAATCCTACTGGTAACGCTCGTTACCGTAGACTGTATGACACTGATACTCCTTCTGTCAATGAAGTAATGCACACTATCAAAGTACCTTGGACTCAGATCGGAACCAACTACAGTTGGGATAAGGTCGAGATCATGCGGAATAAGAACTCTGCTAAGGGCTTTGTTAATCTGCTTAAGACTCGTAGAGTCGATGGCCTTTGGGACCTTGCTAACCTGATCGAAGATCGCGCTTGGAAGACTCCTGACAGTGCTAATGATGACCTGAATCCTTACGGCGTTCCTTACTACTTGAACTTCTTCACTGATGCTTCTGGTACTGTGAATAGCGCTGCTGGATTTAATGGTGTTGCTGCAAAGTTTCAGAATGGTAACTTCACTGCGAACATCGCAGGTATTGATGCTAGTGAAGAGCCTAAGTGGAGAAACTACTGTGCGCCTTATACCGCAGTCAACAACGCTATGCTGAAGACATTCCGTGTTGCGTTTATGAAGACTCGGTTTAAAGTGCCTTCGTTTATCAATGATCCTTCTAATATGCGTTCCGCTGCTAAGAGGATTTATGCCAATAGTGACATCATCTCTGACTTGATGGAACTTGCTGACCTTAGAGATGACAAGCACAGCGGCAAAGATGTTCTTGGTAACTTGAAGGTTGACGATAGTGGTCTTTGCTTTATCAATAGACTTCCTGTAGTCTTCATCCCGCAGCTTGAGGGTGCAGATTATGATCCTCTCTATTGCATTGACTTTGCTAAGTTTATTCCTTACGTTCAGGATGGTTACTGGATGGATGAAGGCGAGCCTATCACTGACCGCACACAGCACACCGTGTTTACTGTCTACCTTGATGGCGCGCACAATAACCTTTGCATCAACCGTAGAACTGCTGGTTTTGTAATGCACAAAACTTCTGCATAATTAGCATGATTGTAATCCGTAGCGGAACCTTGTGGGGTAAACCTGCTGCGGATTACTTTTTATTAAAATATTTTATAAGGAATTTGAAATGAACGAAGTAATTTATGGCGGCGCTGATGCGGTTAATGCTCGTGGCCCCAGCCCTAAGATTTGGAACGACTGCCCTGTAGAAGAGTTTAGCGAGCGTCCTAGCAAGGGCGTTCATATTTTTGAGGACTTTAAGAACGCTCTGGTTGGTAAAGAGACTGCTAGCGCAACTGACTTTACAGCTTCCGTAGGCCGTATTGACGGAGTTATCCCTTGGTACACATTTGCTGAAAGTGATAAGCTGGTTGATCTGGCTCTTCAGGCTGACGGTGATGGTGTGCTTATGCTCGATCAGGATGGTACTGATGCTGATGTAGATTGTATCGTATCTGGCGACAATGTAGTAGGCTCGTTTAAGACACCTACAATTGGTGAGAAAAAAGGTTTCTGGTTTGAGGCAAGAGTCAAGTTTAGCACTATTGACGATGACACTGCTGGTTCGTTTACTGGCTTGTCCCAGCCGGGCGAAGCTAAAGATGCTGGTGGCGTTATGGCTGCTGGTGGCTTGACCTTGCAGGACATTGACTACATTGGTTTTGCTCGTCTGTCTGATGACGGTGACGATCTTACTATAGTTTATAATGAAGCTGCTAGTGGGACTGCACAGTCTACAGGTAGCCTCATTACTCTAGTAGCTGATACTTATATTCGTATCGGCTTTAAGGTTGTTACACTTGGCCTTAGCACTAAGATCAGATTTTACGCTGATGGTGTTGACTTGGGTGATTCTGTTGCTATCACTATTGATTCTACTAATGCTAATTTCCCTAGTGCAACTCTCATGGCTGCTACTCTGTCTTGGATCGCTGAATCTGCCACGGCAAATGGTGAGAACATGAAGATTGACTGGGTTCGTGTAGCGCAGCAATACTAATTTTTAAAACTATGCCTCGGACATGTAATGTGTCCGGGGCTTTTTTCGGAGTTTAGTTATGGAAGATAAAATTAAAGCCGCACTCGCCAACGTCGATAAAATAGTTAGTTCCGTTAATATGAGCAGGCAAGAGCATCTCGTCTTGGTTCAGAATATTGAGCTACTTAAGACAGTCGGCGTGGGTTACGTTCAGCTGCTTAAAGAAAGCGACGGTAAGAAAGAAGCTGTTAAAGAGGGCGAAAAGGATGAGCCAACCGAATAGCATACTTACTATTGAAGAACTGATCTTACGAATTGCCAGAGAGATCGGTGTAGCCGACTATGGTGATTCCGGTCAAGGTATTGCTATGGTTCCTGTTGATCCTCACGATCTGGACATGTGCCGAAGGATAGTATACGATGGTATTAGGCAATTTGTCGCAGCTAGCCCGCCTAAAGGTTGGCGCTGGATGAGGCGTATAATGAGTGTCGCAATGACAGCCACACGAGTAACTGGCACAGCTGATTCAGCTACAGCTACTACACTGGTCGATGCTACGTTAACTGATACTTATGATACTGACGATGATCTAAATGGCTGGTTTATTTATATTGATGGGAGTGGAAGTTATGCGAAGATTACAGATTACACAGCAAGTAGTGGGACCATTACTGTTAGTGATTGGCTTGATGCTCGTGGCAATTCCGGTGGCGCTGACCCTGATACTGATGATACATACGTACTTACATCAGTAGAAACTGTAGGTGGTGACATTCACAGGTATCCACTTCCCGAAAACTTTGGTGGTTCTGCTGATGGTGAAATATCCTATGCTACTAATACTAATCATTCTACTAAGATTGATTGGGTCGATGAGTCGTTCATTAGGCAGCGTAGGGCTACTGTTGTTAATACTGGCTATCCCCTGTACGCTGCTATTAGACCGCTTGAGCCGTATGCTTCTGGTACTGGGCCGAAGAGAAGGTTCGAAATTCTGTTTGATCCTAACCCTACAACTGATGATACTGTTGAATTTCCATATAGTGTTTACTTCGATAAAGTAAATTTGGACACTGGCACAGCAACAGGTGGTAGTGATACTACTCTGGTTGATGACAGCCTCGCTAATCTTTATCCTGATGACTACTATAATGGCCAGATCATCAAGATCATGGATGGTACTGGAAAGAATAGTAACGCCATAGTAACAGACTACACTGGCATTACTGGAACATTTACTGTAGCTGACTGGCTATTTATAGATGGGTCAGCTGGGTCAGTTGATCCTGCTGCCAGTAGCACATATCTTGTGCAACCTGTTTCTAATCTTCATCCAGCAGGTATGCAATTTGATAATGCTATCAAGGCAGCTTGCTTGGCTGAAGCAGAAGAGCAGGTGGATGAGTTAGCTGGCAGAGGATTCATTGGTAAGTTTAGAAAGTTAGACTTACTTGATGCGTATAAAATTGATATCAGGAGCGCACCACGTTCTTTAGGTACTTCTAATAAGTCCGGTAACGGTAGGCGTTTCCTACCCGCCCGGGCGCGTAACGATGTAACATTTAGTTAATGAGGAAAATTATGAGTGAATTTACAATAGCATTTGAACTAGCAAATATGGTTCCCGGCAAAGCTGGCGTAGCTGTACCCATAGCAACATTCATCACCGAAGACGGAGTGCTGGATTGCTACGGAACAACCAAGCCCGCTGATGCAGCCGAAGGTTTTGCAACCGGGTGTCTGTTCCGTAAAACTGATGGTGCAGATGGTTCTGCGCTATACGTTAACGAAGGTGACGCTGACAGTGCCGACTTTAACTTGGTCACTGTAGCAGCGGCTTAAATATATGCGCCCCGGATCAAAGTTGCGGTCCGGGGTTTATTTTTCTTTGGAGAATTATTATGCCAGCATTTGCATTTCCAATTGGCGGAGTCGATAAGGGCCGGGCTACACCCGAAGAAGATTTAGCAGTTACTAACGACTGCAACAACATGCGGCCCTATGATACAATAGACCAGAAAGCAAGAGGCGGTCAACGTCCTGCTATGGTTAAAAGATTCTCACAGCAAATAGGTGGCGTACCTGCTCCTATTATTGCTATTACTAAAGTTACGGTGGTGAACTAATGAGCGACTTAAGAGACAATTGGCCCGCTGATAGTGTCAACTCAGATACTAGCACTCGTGAAGACCGCTGGCAGTCGCAGTCATTCGCAGCTACAGGTGCTTACACAATAGACGTTATAAGTTACTATGGTAGACGGATTACTGGGGGTGGCAGTATAGGTACTTGCTACATTGAGATTTTCGCTACTGATCCGCTTGACGATGGCAAGCCTACTGGGTCAGCGTTAGTTTCACAGGATTTCGACGGTGACTTGATAGACACTTCAAGTGATGCGTGGCATGACATAACGCTGGACACCCCGCTTTCGCTGACTAGGGCCACGACCTATACAATAATACTTAGAGCGCCCAATTCACCGGGTTCGGCTGAATGGCTCGACTGGCGCGTTGATGCTTTGTCCGACTATACATCAGGCGAAAACTTTTCTACCACAAATGGTGGAGCAAGTTATAGTCGCGCTGGCAGTGATTCCACGCTACCATTTAGAGTTTACGGCGCGAGCGATACCCCAACGCTGCTTGCTGAAATCTTATTTGAAGACGATGCTACCAGCGGTTCTTCCGTTACTACTTCTTCGTGGTATGCTCAAACTATTAGCGCAAGTGTAGATATTACGCTTATGGGTGTTGACCTTAGCATGTATGCCACTAGCGATTCCGCTGGCACGATTAGTATAGAAGTTTATCCCACTGATGCCGAGGACAAACCTGTTACAAGTGGTTCAGCGTTGGGGTCTGCTACTTATAATCGGCCTGACTTCGCGCCACTGTCTGATAGACCTAATCCGTGGATAGGTGTCAACTTTGACTCCCCTGTAGCTTTACAGGCCAATACTCACTACGCTATCGTGGTTAGATCGAGCACATCTTCTGCGTCCTATTGGAAGAATGCCTCGATAAGTGGCACTTATCCGGGTGGTCGGAGCTGGCGGACTAGCGATTCAGGCGCTACATGGGTCGTCTTGGGTTCAAATGGTGATATGGCCATAAAGTCATATGTGTTTAGCGCCGCTGGCGTTACACCCGAAGACTTAGACTATTCCAAGAAATTAGTTGCAGTGGGCAACAATCAACTCTGGTATGAAGCTACACCGGGCACTATGTCCGAACTGGCAGATGCCACTGATGATATTGACTGCGGCGAGCTGCTTAATTTGTTTGAAGGCTACGGAAAAGTTTTCGTGACCAACAAAGATAATCTTAAGATTGCAGATTTTCAGAACTCAAAAATTACTACTGCTAACGTAGGCGCTGTTTATCCACAGTTCGGAGCACTGCTCGCTGGGGGTACTTCTAATGCTGGTATGGTAGTAGATTACATAACAACGTTAAGTGGGGCTTGTACTATTTATGGTACGACTGTTACAGAAGAAACTTTTACAAGTGGCGAGGCGATCTCAGGGGTTAACCCGGATGGTACGAGCGTTTCGTTTACAACTAACAGTGCTGAAGACACTGGGCCACATTGGTACAATTGGACTACTTACGGAAATTCTACTAATTTTGGTGCACTGCCACCCAGTGCTACTTTAGGCTGCTTGTTCCGTGGCCGGGCGGTTATAGCGGGTAATACACTAGCACCGCATCAATGGTACATGTCAAGACAGGCTAATCCGTTTGACTGGATATATGGAATCAATGATGCTCAGTCTGCTGTAGCTGGTAATAACACTGACGCAGGTGAAGTTGGTGACGTAGTTACAGCGTTGATTCCCTATAAAGATGATTTCTTGATCTTCGGTTGTGTGGATTCTATTTGGTATCTTACTGGTGATCCTACGAGTGGTGGCTCTCTTGACGAGTTAGACTTAACGACTGGAATCTTTGGAGCTAACAGCTGGTGCTGGGGCGATCAAGGAGATTTATATTTCTGGGGACTTAACGGTATCTATAAAGTTGCTTTACCGGGCGGTGTTCCAATGTGTATTTCTGAAATTAGATTACCCGGACTGATCGACGATGAAGCCGCTGGCCCTGACACGCACCGCATTACTATGAGCTATGATAAGCGACGAGCTGGAATCTTAACTTCGATTACTAAATTATCTGATGGTTCTAATTCTTGCTACTGGTATGACTTTAGAACTAATGGTTTCTTTCCTGAGTCATATCCTAATGCGTGTGGTGCTTACAGTTCTATCCTGTATAATGCCATCGACGCTAATTTCAAACAAGTTATGTATGGCTGTGCTGATGGCTATATCAGATACCACGATGATGCCGCTAAAGATGATGGCGTTACCAGTGGGGCACAGGCCATTGAAAGCTATGTAACTTTTGGACCGTTTCTTATGTCCAGCTCTGCTATCAATGAGGGTAAGATTACAGGATTTGACCTGATCCTTGGCGGTGGTGGTAGCTCACCTGAATCTGATGGTGCACAGTATGAACTTTATACTGGTACATCGGCGCAAGAAGTAGTAAAAAGAATGGCTGCTGGATCACCTATCGCTGCTGCTGGCGGCACGAGTATATCAGGTAGGCAGCGTAAAACGTTTAAAAGAAAAGTCCGTGGTGTTTACTGTGGCATAAAGGTTAAAAATATAACGCTTGCTCAAACATGGGCTATGGAACAGGCGTTAATTACAATAGCTAAAGCAGGGAGACTAAGATAATGGCTGATGAAAGTATTATGAAAGCTCTTGACAAAGTTTTATCAACGTATAAAGCTGGTGGCGAGTATAGTAAGCAAAGGGCCACGCAGCTAAAGGGGGAAGAGCGAAGGTATACAGCCGGGGCGCAGCAGGGCCTAGTAAGTCGTGGCTTGTCTGGCACAACTGTAGCTGCTAGTATCCCTTCTGCATTCGAGCAAGAAATAGCTGCACCTTATAGGACCGAGACTGAGAGGTTACGATCTGGTGCAGAGATGCAGGGCCTAATGGCTAAAGCTGGTTTCCTTGAGTCCGCCACGCAGCGCGAGTTTGCAGCGGGGCAGCAGAAGAGTGAGCAAGATGCCGCAATGGCACGATTGACCAAACAGATAGCCGCTAACAGACCGTCCAAGGCGCGCGCTACTGGTAATCTGGGTACATTCGCAAGCAGAGAAGCAGCAAGGCGATCTGAACTATCGGCTCGTGACGCCTCTACTGGTAGCGGTGGAACCTCGCAACATACAGGTGGGGCCACTGGGCGTAACAGCGGATTCGATATTGGTAACTTCGACTTCTACAGTGAGCCAACCTTCGATCAGGCCGGGGGCGACTTTAATGCAACTCTCGCCCCTGCTGGCGGTGGCGGCGACTGGGACTTTGCCGCACCTACGATGGATACGCTTGCCGAAGGTGGTATCATGGCTGGTGGCGCTCCCAGTGCTGGTGCGGATCAAGCAACATCTCTTGAAGACCTTGCTAAACTTGCGGAACAGTGGATGGGACCTGAAGGCGGAGAAGGCCAGACTACAGCAGAATTTCCTGAATGGGACGAGCTACGGAAAAAAGCGTATAACGTAGGGCCAAATGGCAGACGTAATTTCTCTGATGGCTCTTATAGACTTTAACTAAGGGAGCTATAACATGGGATCACCTGCTTTAGTCACAAAAGTTGTAAAAGATGATTGGGTAAATTTAAACCGGGTGCTGAGAAAATTAGCCTTCTCAGCACTTGGTCCAGATTCCATTCCCAGATTCAACGGCATTCAGTTTAACACTGATTTTGAAGATGGAAACGCCGAAGGTAGACTACAGTGGAACAGCGAAGACGGAACGCTTGAAGTCGGTATGCCCGGCGGAGCAGTTAATCTTCAGATCGGCCAAGAAATGCTGATCCGGGTTACTAATGGTACTGGTTCCACTATTGCAAATGGTGCTCCGGTGTTCGTGTCCGGGGCTTCAGGTGTTAATGTAATAGTTGGTTTAGCCGACGCTGATTTTGCAACAGGCATAGGACTTAGAACTATTGCCGTGGCAACTGAGGCTATAGATGCTGGGCAAAAAGGTTATGTAACGACTGAAGGGCTGGTGCGTGACGTAGACACCAGCATATTCGCAACAGAAGGTGTGCCAGTTTACTTAGCAAAAGGTGGTGGACTCGCTGTAGCTCCGCCTACTCCGCCTGATATAACTTTCGTTATTGGCGTGGTAGTTAGGAAACATGCTACTGAGGGGATACTACTTATTCTTCAAACATCGTTGCCAAATTTAAGCGATCTTAGCGACGTGGACAACACACGAGAAGATAACGATATACTTCAGTGGAATAGTTCTACGAATATATGGAGCAGCACCAAGGACCTTCTGGGGCTTGAGACTATAAATGTTGCTGGCACGGCAACTGTTGGTGACTTAGAGGTGACTAATGGCGCAATAACTTCTGCGACTGGCCTAATTAACTTTGACGATGAGAACTTAGAAACAACAGGTCTTGGGACTTTCGATAGTTTAGAAGTAACTTCTGGTATTATAAAATCTGCATCTGGCACAATTGATTTTGACGATGAGAACGTTACAACTACTGGCCTGTTAGATATAGGGGGCTTACTGAGCAGCACAGACCCACCGTTCGCGGGAGGGGCCATAGCGGTATTTTCCAAAGATGTAGATGACATAACAGGTATCGGTATCAGCAATCTCAGCCTTGGTATTCTTGCAGATCAGAGAATGGCTATGGTGGACACTACTGGCCATTATTTAGCATTCGCGCTGCCGGGGGTTGGGAACACTGGTGTTTTGTTCGGGAAGAATCGTAGCTCAGCTGCCTTTTTATTCAATGCAGGCGGTACTGGTAGAGACTTAGTTATTGGGACCGTACTGGCAAAAGATTTATTCTTCGGAACAACTAATTTAATAAGGATGGCCATATTCGCTACTGGCGAGGCAAGCATTTACAACGGCCTTCGTGTAGGGGATACTGCGATTCCAACCGAGATGCTAGAGGTGGTAGGCAATATGGTCTTGCCCAAGACAGCTGGCAATGGTGTTAAAGTTGACACAACCACGCCCACTTTTGGTTTCAGAGATTTACTAGGCCAAGTAATTGTATCCAACACAGGAGCGACTAAGCCAACCCATGTAATTTACCGGGGCACTTTGCGCGCCTATAGGTTCGGGGCAGGAGACGAAGAATATTTTGAGTTCCATATACCCCACGATCATGTTCCGGGTACTGATATTTTTATACACGTTCACTGGTCCCATAATTCAGCATTGGTAACAGGTGGAACAGTATTGTTTGAACATGAGACTAGCTATGCCAAAGGTCACAATCAAGCAGCGTTTCCTGCACCAGTAAGCGGAACTATTACAGGGACAGCATCTACTACACAGTACCAGCAGATACTCTCAGAGGTTCAGCTAAGCGCTAGTTCACCCAGTGGCTCACAGATTGATACAGCTGATTTAGAGCCAGATGGAATTATACTGATGAGATTTGGTTTGCAGACAAATAGTATTACAAGTTCTGGGGCGGTCCCAGACCCATTTATTCATTACGTTGATATTCATTATCAAAGTACGAACATGGCTACTAAAGATAAAGCACCGGACTTTTACGCTTAAAGGATTATTATTATTATGGCAGACATTTCATATCTACCAGAAGACGAAGGAATTGACATAGATAGTTTTGTGCATGTCAAGGGCGACGTAAAGTTGTATGAAGAAGTAGGGTTGACCTCTCTTGGGCATCACCTAGCTGCGAAAGCACCAGATGGCCACCTCCATTTTCATGCTCATTCTGAATTTGTTGGCGGGCTTTCTACTTCTGATACTCAAATAATAGAGTCTTACGATTACGCAATTAGGGCAGTTTATCAGCCAGATAATTCAGCTACTTTCGTTGGTACTAACCTAGAGTTCTCTTTCCTGTCCCCGTCTCATGTGCTGTCAGATAACGCCTATTACCAAGTTGGCCCCGGTGGTGCAGCGGAAGATGTAACTGTCCAAATTTGGCTGGGGACAGATGATACTGGCTTTCTTATCTTTGACCAGACCTATGCTGCTGGCTTATTTGTAGCTGACACGGAGATAGAGCTGCACTCCGCTGGGTACGTTGAGTACGACGAGGGTGCGACATATTTTTTAAGGTACTCAAGTTCAGGTAACTTTTCCCTGAAGGCCAACGCAGCTCTGACTATGCCTTGGTTCGCTGTTGATGTTAGCAGCGTGCGCGAAGATAACTTGCTTCAAACGAAACCTTGGGTCGATGGTGACAGCTGGGACGATGGCGACTACTTTATCGACAGTAGAATGATTTACGTTTGTAATACTACTGGTGTGCAGACAGGAACCTTCGCTGGCAACTCTGACAAGTGGGACTTGCTCGGTTCTTCAGACGGTCACAGCCATGTTGAGCTTGACGGTGACTTTACAGAGATTTTTAACTCTGCTGGTATGCTAAAGATTCAACCTGACGCGCAAGGTGATGTTGAACTGTTCGGTGACACTGATGTTGACAATTCAGATAACGGTAAAATGCTATATATCCACCGAAGAGCACCTGAAGGCAATAACTACATGAGAATGTATATTACGTCTAGTAAGGCAGGAATGTTCCATTCTAATTCAGACATGACATTTCAAGGTCAGGTTTCTTTTACCATCAGATCGGTAACTGGTAATATAGTTTTACAGATGGGAGATACCGCAGGTAGCAAAGAGGTTAGGTTCAGGGACAAGGACGCTACTACTGTAGCCACTATGGACAGCAATGGTAATTTTGACTGCGATGGTGACGCTACAGTAGGTAGCTTAACTTCAATTGGTAATGTAGACGTACTTAATAGCCTTACCGTGGGTAATGACGTTATAGTCACAGATGATGTTCTGATCTATGGCGATGTAAGCGCAAGAATAGTCGAGGTCAGAAGTGCAGTAGTCTTTCAGGATAAATCAACTCAAGAAGAAGCTGTCGAGCGACATTTCTCCCAAGGGCACACTCATACTGCGATCTACAATAATGACTGGTATGATGCAGACGCAGAAAGTATGTCAGAGCGTGATATACATTTTAGCCCAGATGGTTTAATGATGTATGTAATTGGTTTAGCCGATAGCGGGGTGGGAGACTGTTCAATATGGGAATATGAACTTACTGTTCCTTGGGATTTATCAACAGTGGGTACACCGACTATAAAGAATATTGATACTTACGGAAACAATCAGGTTGGTCTATTTATTAGTATAGATGGTAGAAGGTTATGGACAGTATGCACAGCTAACGATACTGTAATTGAATATGCGATGAATCCTTGGAATATTTCAGCTTTAACATGGGTACAGGCCAAAGACATATCAGGGCAAGACTCTTCCCCTTCCGCTGTATTTTGGAGCGCGAATGGGAACAGGCTGTTCGTGGCAGGAGATAATGACAATGACATCGTTGCATTTTCTGTGGCTAACGAGTGGGACATATCTGGCATATCGTGGTTTGAGAATTTTGGAACAGACATTAACGCTCCGACAGGATTATATTTTAGTTCAGATGGACGTAGAATGTACGTGATGGACGGAAGTGCGGAAGATGACATACATGAGTTTCACCTGTCTTTACCTTGGAGGATAGCAACAGCAAGGCTCGTCAACCTATTCGACGTAAGCTCAGAAAACAATAGCCCTCAAGGTATTTTCCTTACACCAGATAACTCGAAGATTTTTATGGTAGGCACAGGTACACCAGATGGAGTTTACAGGTATGATCTTGGCCTTGAGGCAAAGGGCACAGTAATAGCAAGTGCATTTAAAGCAACCAATCTCCCAACGTCAGACCCGGTAGACGCAGGTGCGTTCTGGAATGACAGCGGGACAATTAAAATATCAAGCGGAAGCTAGGTAAAGGAGAATCATGGATATAACAATAACAATTCCAGTAGCTAATGAAGCTGCCGTTATAGCAGGGTTTCTTGCCGAAGTACCGCAAGATGCTGAGTCAGTTCTATCAAACAAGGACTGGATAGCCCAGCAGTTTCAAAACTGGTTTAACAAGAAACAGGCCACAGGCACACGTGCTCTGGCGGCTGACGCAGCGGTAGTTGTCGCTGATGCCTTTAAACAGTAACGGAGAATAATTATGGCAGACTTAATTTTAACAGTTACAATTCCTGATGCTATGGTAGCTAGGTCTAAAGCCAGAAGTTTAGCGAACAGACCTAATACTTCTGAGTACAACGATCAAGAATGGATCGAATTTCAGATAAAAGAATTTTTAAAGCAGTGTGATAAAAATGGCAAGCGTAAATTAGCAATGGAAGCAGCAGACAATGATGACATGTTCCAAGAGTAAGGAGAATTGATATGGCAGGTGGACTAAAATATTCACCACTACCAGCGCAGCAGCAACCGAATACTATGGGCACACAGCCTGTTCAACCGGGTGCTTCTACCGCTGGTGGTGGTCAGCCTCAAGCTGCTCCTTCTGGTTACTCCGGGGGTATGCAGCTTCTTCAACAGCAGGACAAAGATTATGCAATGTCTCTAATGCAGCGGTATGATAACGAAGCAAATGCGCTAGAGCAGCAGTATATGTCTGATGAAGTATTCGCCAGTAAGCGTATTGCGCTACAGGCCAAGTATAAAAATGCTTGGATAGAACGTGAGTATGCTTCTAGGCAGAGTGTACAATCAATTAGACGAATAAAAACAGCAGTTGGAAAAGGTGAGATGGACGCGCTCGCAGGTGAACAGGCAATATGGAAAATGGTTCTCGAGCCAGAAACATACGCAGCTAAGTATCCTAAACCTGATACGCCTACTACTCCGTTCAGTGGCTCAAGGGTTAGATCATCTACGGCTTTGATGGGTGAGTTTGCCGCTGGCGCTGAAGACAAGAGGGGGCTTGAGTGGGGTGATCCTAAGAAGACTAAAGAAAGTCTCATAGATCAATATACTGCATGGCGCGGGCAAGTCGGTTATGAGAATCTTGATCCTATGCACCAGCGGCAGTTAGATCAACGGTGGGACTCGATCATGCGCAGCGACAAAAAGTATAGCACATGGTTCAGTGACAAGACCAGAAAGAAAACTAACGCTGAAGTAAAAGCATTACGTTTAAAAGGTCCTCTTGGAAAAGAGATGAGTAAACGATTAGTAGACCAGCCACCTCGCGCAGTTGATTCGCGCATAGGTAGTTCTATTAGAAAAACAATGGCTAGGCAACCGCAGCGACAGCAGCCACCTTCGCAAGAAGAGTTGAAGGCTACCCGTACTCCTGCTGCCTATGAACAGGGTGTAAAACTAGGTTACTGGAAATAAATTATGAGCTATGAAGAGTGGAAATCGGGTCTTGAAGAAAATAAGGACTACGCCAAGTCAAGTGGGTTTGAATCGTGGAAACAGCTAAACGAAAAATATGGCCACGCTCCGCCGCAGGCTAATTACTCTGATGTAGAGAAACATGTCGCATGGACCAGCTATTTAAACACAGTTAATGAAGCCACACCTGATGGAACAGCGGTCACTATGACCAAACAGACGTTCATAAAAAGTGGTGAAGCTGACAAATGGATTAGCTCTGGCGCTACTCGAAAGAACAGAGATCATTTTGCTAATATTAAAGAATCCTTCAGGCGCGGTAAACGTAGCTTCGAGATAGATCAAAGTTATTATGATGCTTCGCTCCGTGGTGATGGTCCAACTAGCGATAGACTGTTTAAACAGTGGAAGCTAGCACAGGCTGAAGATCAACTTGATCCTATTGCCCCTGACGCTGGATTACTTAGCAAGGCTACTTACGGTACAGCAAGTATTTTACCGGGCATGATAGCAGGCGCAAAGCAATCAGCTGCTCCTGCGTTAGCTGGTGCTGGGCTAGCATTAGTTGGCGGACAGCTTGGGCCGCAGGCTCTAGCACTAGAGGAACTTATAACTGTACCCGGTGGTGCACTGATAGGTTTTAAGATGGGTTCTACTCTGGCGTGGTACAAGCAAGGCGCAGGAACAATGATGCTTAACATGCGTGATAACGATATTGATACACAGTCAGCGCAAATGATTGCTGGTCTTGCTGCTATTCCTTATGCCCTTATCGAGCAACTACAGGTAGATCAACTGATCCCCGGTGTTCGTCAAGGTGCTAATAAAGTTATCAGTGCTACTATGGCAAGAGTATTAGCCAAGGCTGGTAAAAAGTATGGCACTACTCTGGCTTCTGAAGTAGCTGAAGAAGTTGCACAGGAAAGTATTATTATTATTGCCGAAGACTTAGCTGAATACTTTAATAAAGAAGGTATTGACGTTACAGTAGCAGAATTAAAACAGCGAGCCTCAAGACTCTGGGGAACTGCTAAAGAATCTGCTATATCTATGGCGCTACTTCCGATCCCCGGCGCAGGTGTTGACATTCGTACTGGGCAAAAAGGTGTACAGGTTGTCAAGAAATTTGAGAGCGCTGGCTATAATAATAAGCAAGCTACATCTATGGCTAATCAAATTGATGCTGGTATTCCTGTTCCAGTAGCTCATAAGATGGTAGTAGCTGAAACCATCTCTGAAGAACATAATAATAAAGGTGGTTCTACGATCAATCAACGTACTGGTCGTGTAGTTACTGAAGGTTTCCCAGTAGGTATCGGGGAAGAAGAGGTGCTCAATACTAAAGAAATCACCCCTGAAATTATTCAAAAATTTACACAGGATCATAATGAAGCATTGTCCCAGCCTAATCGTCAGATTGGTACATGGTATGATGAAGGCGAGGGTAAAACTTATCTTGACGTGGTAGAAATTGCAGAGACAGAAGAGGCTGCTATTAAACTTGGTGAGGAACATAATGAGCTTGCTGTTTATAATCTCGCTACTGGTGAAACCATCCAGCTTAGAAAACCTAATAATGCTACTGACATTCAGGCTGAGAAGAAACCGTCAACTCAGATCAATCCTGACCTCGAGAAGCTAGGCGCAGCTGTTGAATACGGTACGTCAATGGATAAAGTTCAGCAGAGGTTAGACGATGCCGAGGTGAGATTTAGGCATCTAACTGACAAGAAAGACACGAGTTATGCAGAAGAACAGGAGCTTCAATTCTTAGCAAAGAATAGGAAAGATGCTAAGGCCCTGCTGAAACGTGATGAGCAACCTATTGAGGGTAAACGCTTGAACAAGAAGCAAGTAACAGATCGCGCTCACAACTTAGCTGATCTAATGGGGCTTGATATTGTAGATCGGCGCGAGGTTAATAAACGATTAACTGGCAAGGACTCAATGAAAGATATGGTCCCAGCTCAACGTGAACAGGTAATGATGTACTTCGAGAGGCTGGCTAAAGAAGCGGGCTTGAACGTAGAAGGTATGGACATAACACCTGTTGGTGAAATGATGACAAAGCTGCGTGAGCGAAGGCAAAAGCCAGCTCTAACATCTCGTGATCGCCGTAGGTTGTCAAAGACTCGTAAGCTTCTGCATGATATGAAGTCAAAAGTTTCACAATACTTTATGAACGCAACTCGTATGCGCAGGATGAGTCGGGCTTTAGATAACTATGAAGAGAATGGACCGTTCACACGTAACATATTCGATCCAGTTAAGAGGGCAGATGTCAAAGCCGTAGGTAGCTTCACTGCTGTCATGGAAGAAACTATTGCTGCTCTTGCAGGGAAAGATATTGATGCCGCTGCTATGATGGTGGAGATCAAAGACATCGGTATCGCTGATAAGCTGGCTACTTCAGAACGTATAGGTGTGTATGCGCTTTCGAAAAACGAGAAGACATATAACCACCTAACTTCGATGTTCAGTGAAGAAGAGATTACGAAAATTGTAGCATCTGTTGAAGCTGACGCTAAAGAAAAAGCTGTATCAGATCAGATCAGTTTGTATTTTCAACAGAACTGGCCACAGTTTGAAGCAGTTGCTAAAGCCGTAGGTATTACAGGTATGGTCAAAGAAGAAAATTACATCACTGCATTTATTACAGATCGTGATGAAGTTGAGTCACCAGACTTCTTAGAAGGACTGGCCCAGTCTGTAGGTGATGGTAAGATAGTTCCCGGCAAAGAACGTACTATGGCACGTAAGCCCGGTGCTAAACGTGAGATCGAACTAGACATCTTCGCTATCCATGCTCGAGCAGCCCGGTCAATAGAACGATTTAAAGTTATGGCCCCGGTTGCGCATAAGGTAGGCGCGATCATTAACCATCGTGGATTCAAGAACAGCTTGAATAATGCAACGTATGGTAATGGAGCTAAACTATATCAACAGTGGCTACAAGATTCAGTTCGAGGTAAAGCAGCGTATGACTCTTCTGGTTTTGCACCTATGATTAGAGCGCTAAGAACTTCGAGTGTTAATTATGTTCTCGGCTTTAAGATTCTAACTGGTGCTAAACAGGGTGGATCATTACTCAATGGTATGGCTGTTGATCCTAAAATGGTCCCACTGGTTGCAGCTAATATAGCTAAGTATTCTACCCCGGCTAAGTTCAATGAGCTGCGCAAGATGGCTACTGATAAGTCAGCGCTATTAAAAAACCGGGACTGGGATCGTGACCTAAGAGCAACGTATAGTAAGAAGCAGATCAAAAGGTTTTATAAAGGTAAGAGTCTTTCACCTGTCGCAATGAAGTTCGTACAGCACATAGATAAACGAACCACTACTGCTGTATGGTGGTCGGCATATCAGCTGGCGCAGGGACAGGGTACTAATGAAGTTGAATCAGTTCAGTTCGCTGATGGAGTTATTCAGGACACGCAGCCTATGGGTAGCGCAGTTGATTTACCTATGTTCTTCCGAGGTGGTGAACTTGCTAAGGCCCTGACGATCTTCCAGAATCAGATCAATCAAAACGGAAACTACCTATGGTATAATATCTTAGGGGAGTCGAAGGCAAAGAAGATCAACCTGACACAGACTGGCTACCGGATTATGACATCTCAAGTATTGCCTGCCTTATTATTAGGCATGATATCTCGTGGTAGGCCGCCTGAATCAGCTGGTGAAGTAGCAAAGGACATTGGTTCTTACCTGCTAACACCGTTTGTATTCGTAGGTGGACTTGTTCTTAACATTGCTACTGGTGACTGGGGCCGAAGCGGTAGCATCGCAGAGACACCATTTAAAGAAGCTGGTAGACTCGTGGCTGCTGTTAAAAAAGGTGATCCTAAAAAGATTATCACATCATCAGCCCGGACAATTGGAGCATGGACAGGTGGAAAGATTCCACTCCAAGCAATTCAAACTGCTGAAGGAGCATGGGACCTAGCCACTGACGAATCAGAAGATTGGCGCAGGCTCGTATGGAGTGAATACGCAATGAAGTCTAAAGGTAAATCTAAGAGCGACAAAGTGAAAGTGAGTTACTAATTATGAATACGGATGAAAAGGTATTGCTAGCTAAGATGGATTCTAAACTTGACAATATTGGCAAGAAATTAGACAGCCATCTTAGCGAGCATTTTAAAGTTCGGTTAGCGATCTTCGCCTTCATTGGTACACTGGTCGTTGGCCTCGTCATGGCTATCTAATAGCTGTGACAAATCAGATGGTAACGCAGGGCAATCATCCCAATAGATTTTATGTTGGAGTGGTTGCCCTTTTCTTATTTCCGTCTCTCCTTCAAGCTGTACGAACAGCGTAGCGGTCCTGTCAAGTTCTTTGAACTGGCTTAGCTTTATAACCTTACAGTTGCCACCGTTGCACCACACGATGTCGTCACCAGCTTTGCAAAGGGCTGATAGGCAAACTAGCTCGCCTGAAAAGTCAATGCCTGTACTAAGTTCTGTGGTTAATATACTTATGAGTTCAAATTTCATTTAGCCAACCTCCCTTAAGAAATCGTCAAGCCATACTTGTGTGCTGTATCTATTATTGATACGCCTACAGGTCTTCAGCTTAACCCTCTGACCATTCTGGCCGATTAAGCCTAGTCTACTCCATGATAGGATTGTGTTCGGTTTTCGCTTAATAGCTGTAAGTGTGTAGATATACTCGCAGCATCTTTGCAGTGTCCAGTAATCTTTTACCTTAATGCGTCCCATTTTTTCTTATCTCCTGTTCTCTTGCTATGCTATAAATCTCCGGGTTATCACCAAGGTAAAGTTTGTTCTTGGATGAATCACCTATCCATTGCCGCCAGTTAATTTCTTCCAGTACATTCAGACGATAACTCATGTCACCCTCATTTACCATAACGCTTATGAAAACTATTCTTTTCGTCTGGGTAGTAACCTTAACGATCCAGCCTTTATGCGGTTGCTTAATATCATCTAATAGAAACGCTCCCAGATTTTCGACAGGCCCATTGTGTATAGCCCGCTTAATATAGACGTACACAATGTGCTTGACAATATGCGAAAGCAACTGCTCTCTGCTGTCAATCTTCTTTGTCATGTTATCTCCCCAAGTATGCTTTCTTAGCCCAGTCAGCTAACCTTAATCCGCGGTACACACGATGCCTTCTGCCATCCATCTGAATTTGCTTGGTGTTAACAGAAGGACACGCTTGGCTAACCCACCTACCGAACGCAGCGATTCTACTGGCTTCGACGTTACCATCTTCGCACCAGCCTGCCCACACATCAAATAGTTCCTGCTTGCTAACATGGTAATCCTCTTCGCTATCACCGGGTGGCATCAGCTCGCAGCAGTCATTTATAAACGCTGTTACTGGCTGTACAAGCTCGAGCATTTCTTTCTGCTGCTGCTTTGAACTCTCTGGTTCAAGGAATGCTTTACAATTATGCAGTAACCGCAAGCCATCAAGTGCAAACTTGACAAGTTTACCATTGGCGGCTTCTTCAGATAACCTACGTTTTAAGCCCCGGTCTTCTTTGCCCACATAAGAATTAGGAAATTCAATTATATTCATTCTTGGTCCCAGCGCATTAGCACTATCAGGTATATCAGGCAGATCATTCATAGCCGCTGTAAATCTACAGGTTAGATATGTACTGCCCAGCTCTCCACGGTGCATACGTCTGATACCTACTGGATCGCCACCGATTATTTGCAGCAGTTTCTCTAAGGCTTTATGCGACTGCGAATGCTTCGGGACTTTAGCATCACCAAGGATCGCAGCTAGCTTACCTACTAACGGTTGGTAGCCAAACTCTGAGCATAGGTTTTGGAAGCTCGTGCTGACACATTGCTCCCTACCTAGCATACTTGTTAAGGCTGTCATAACTGTTCCTTTGCCTGATCGTGGCCGACCAGTGAACAACATCATTTTCTCATAGCTCATATCTGGTACGCAATTATAGCCGAACCATTGAGCAAGAAGATCAATCCTCATAGTATCATTGTTAAAAATTTCTTTCAGGTAATCACGCCATATTTTTGAATCAGCATTTTCATCAAAGTCGTATGGCAAAATATGATTACTAAGTAACGCAGGTGTAGGATCATACAACATTACTTCACCAGCGATATACTTTTTAACGTCAAGTATACCATTCTTAAATGGAATAATCTCTGTTACAGGTGGAAAACCACGATCTTCTAGCCAGCATGGAGCGTCTTGTTCAGTTAAACACAGCCCATTAAGAGCGTCAGTTATGTCAGAAACCTTAGCCCTTGTAGTTTTATACTGCGCTACCTGATCGTTTATGATACAATTCTTACCAGAAAGATGCCGATAAATTTCTCTACGCACATACTCAGCGTTAATTAACTTGTAATGGCTGTCTTCATAAATCATCCACTGCCCTTTATCAACACGTAATGTGGGCAGACCATCTTCAAAGTGATACTGAGTAAGCCATGAACTAGCGATGTCGCTAGCGATGTCACTGGCTAATGTATCATCTCCGCTTTCGGTCTCACCGTGAGTCTTAACCCACTGCATGAATTGTTCTTTAGTTAACTTGGTGGTAGTGATCCACTCACGCAAGTCTTTATATTCAGGTGGGGGTAGAATCTTGACAGTGCTGGTACATACTCTTACGACTGCTTCAGCTACAAGTTTCATCCCGCGCTGTCCTACTTCTTTCGACTTCTCATCGTCATTATCACCTACTATTATGGCAGATACGTCACGTCCCCGCAAGACCGCTGGAATTTCTTTAACGCCGCATAGCGCTGTTGTTCTTCCGATTGTCTCGAAGCCAAGATCAATACCCGCTGCTGTGTCGCTAAGGCCCTCTGTGAGTAAGACAATCTCACCTGCTTCACCTTCTGTTTTGCTGGCCCCGGTAGTCTTAGCAAAGTTACCCGACTCCTTGAGGATATGCAAATATCCACTGTCTTTAATTTTCTTAACGGAACCCTCTTCGGTTGGTCCACAGATGACAGCGGCGGGATCGTTTGGATCGTCATCGGATACCATGCACCAATCGGACCGCCCACACACGGGGCAATTGATTCCAGCGTCGGCAATTCTAATGAAGCCGCCTTTATAACCTCCACCATTTTCTGCTGAAGTAGAGTTAGCTTCAGGGTCGTAGTACAATCCATGCTTTGATCCACTGACGAAACATTTTGATCCATTGATAAACCTCCGGTTGATACCTACTACTTCACCTTTGCCAGTTCTAACAGGGAAGGTATAGGTGCGATCACCGTCACTAGGACGACAACCGACACCCAACCTCAATAGTGAATCTATACTAACGCCCAGCTCATCAGCCAACGGCTGTACTATGACCTTATCAAATATATTTTCTCGGCATGTATCATGCAATCGCTGAATCTGCTGTCTGTTAGTCTTCACTTTTAAAACCCCTTATCTAAAATGTACCTGTTGCGTCAAGCACAGCGGCTCGGACAGTCCCCCACTCTTCGTTGGTCATGTCCTTCTGGTCCTTACCGGGTGCTATAACCTCAATCTGTTTTAGCCACTCGCTAGAAAGATCAGCGTCAGATACTTTTTCCGATTTCAATTCATTAACATCAGCCCATGCCTCTTGCTTGGTGCAAGGTCCACTAGTTTCAAGTACGTCCTTTTCGCCAGCAGGCTCTTCAGGTGGTTCCGATGTTGGTGCTTCAGGTGGAGTGCTCTCAGCCGGAGCTTCATCCTTAGTCGCATCTTTCTTTGGACGACCACGCCTACCTTTAGGCTTAGTCTCTTCAACTGGTGCTTCAGTCTTTTCTTCTTCAACTGGTGCTTCATCAGCAGCTTTCTTGCTACTACGTTTGCGACCACCCACAGCTTTTTCAGGTTTAACCGTGTTGGTAAGAAACTCGTTGAACTTAGCATCAAGTTCTTTGAGCGCCTTATCATCCAGCTTACGAACAGTGCCACCGGGTTCAGCATCATAGACATCAATCCATGAAACCTGAACTTTGGTCTTACCATCGTAGGTGTCCTCTTCATTACGCCACTGAATCTGCTTGCCTGTAAGGTCCATAGCACAGAGCGTTGAAAATGAATCACCTTCCCAGCCAGTGATCTTCTTTACCTGATCGCAACTAAGGGTAGCACCCTTCTTTCCGAACAGTACATTGTAGCTAACGATACTGCGGTCTTTGGCCTCGTTAGCGTCCCAGTCGAACTCATCCCACGGGAACCATTTCTTTTCTTCTTCGTCGTACATCTCATCAGCATGTACCTTGAGGACGAGCTGCGGGAACCCGCCATTCGTTGCACTAACACCGCTATCAACGATAGTGCCTCTAAAATTACCAAGAGCTTTCATACTCTACTCCTTCTTAAACAAAGATTTAATTTTTTCTGCCAGCAACTTGAGCTTGCTCACTTTACTTGGCCTATTTAGCATAGCGGCAAAATGCCGCCTGAGATAATTGTGAACCTTAGTAGCCTTACGCTGCTTAACTACGTCACCATGACAGTGCTTGTACTTTACTGGTACTTGAACTTGCGAAGTTTCCATCTGATCTTCCAGTCCTTCAAGGTACTCTTCTGGTATAGGAGCTTCTCTCCACTTCATAGCACCACAGGGACATGGTTCATTACGTCCGATCTTACGGGATTGGCGGCGTATCGTGGGACACAGTAGATTTATTCTCTGCATTGTCATCCTCTCCTAACTCTGGAAATATGTATTGGAAAATAGAATCATCAGACAGGCTATCAAAGCTAACTACCGCTGGGATAGGTTCACCGCTTTCAAGCACACGTGACTTCGCTTTAAAGTGAAGCTCACTCTGCGTGAAGATTGCTCTGGTCGTATCGCCACTGGCTTTCTTATCCTTGACAATCGTAGATGTATAATCAATGAACAGAACATGGTCAGCCCATTCACGGTACAGCTCTTCAATCGAAGGTGTTCCTTTGCTACCCGGATATAATCTTGGACAGTAACAGAGATAGTCTTCACCTGCTGCGTTAGGAATCATGCGGCTTGTGCATTGAGCAATCAGGATAACATTCTTTCCTGTTCTAATAACAGCATCGACATCTTGTAAGAATAATTTCATGGTGTCGTACAGATGACGGTAGCCTTTACCATAACCATAGCCTTCAATGCTTTTTACAGTACCACCTTTTTCATGCGGGATAGTGTCAAACATATAGTCATGGCTCATGTCTTCCAGCTTAGTAACCGTATCCACGATAACAGTTTCGCTATCTGCGAAGAGATCATGCTGCTGAAGAACTGCTCTGGTGTCAGCGAAAGTAACTACATCGTTGACCTGCAAAATCTTTTCCCCAGTGTAAGGATCACGAATGTTAGCAGTACCATCATCCAGTGGGATAATGATCGGCTTTGGTGCAAGGATAGATAGAGAAGACTTACCCATCCCTGAGCCAGCATAAATAATAAACTTCTTGCCATGCTCACTACCACCTTTGCTCTTCGTAAACTGCTTGGGCGGTGAAGCCGGGGCAGCTGTACTTTTACTCCCGCTGGTCGGTGGTTTGCTCCCCGATATCCTTGGTTTCCTCGGCATCAGATTTCTCCTGTTCTAATTTTATAATCAACTCATCAATCACATCTTTGCCTGTTAGCAAAGCGTGTATCATTCTCTGGCGAACTAGCTCTTTTAGCATACCAGTCTCAAAGTTCTTTTCCAGCTCTTTGCTAGTAATACCACTCCAAGTATTACACGCATACGAAACATTAAACGCATCGTCTAATATCGTCGGGCACTCGTCAAGGTGAAGGAACATTACTGCATCTTCGCCTAGCTTACTTTGGAGCAGCAAGAACTCATGTTTAATTCTTTCTTCTGGTGTCATTGGGACCTCTTTCTTTTTATCCTCAAGCTTATTCTTAAGGTCGGAAATAATTTCTCTACTGATTATCATTTCTTTAGCAGCCAGATCAATCATCTTTTCTGCCGCTGCCTTTTCAAGCAGGGCAGAGCCAAAGTCAGCTGATCGGTCAGCATAGTCTTGAAGCAGGGCAGCGTATTTCCCTGCCAGCCCGTTACTAATTATTGCCTCTGCTTTTAAATTTGTTTTTAGGATTCGCTTATCTTCGTGAAGCTGGTCAGTATATACTTTTAGCACACCTATATCAGCTTCCAAGGCAAGAATGTAGAGCTTGCGCCAATTAAAATATGCTTTGATCTTGTCAATCAGTTTCATTAGCGTCACCATCTTTACGCTTGTAGATGCACTTGAATCCTTCTGGCGGATTAGCTGGATCAAGTTCAACACCGTTATAACATTGACTAATATAGGGGCATCTAAAAGTAGCCTCGCATTGTGCTTCGTTGTGCCACCATCTGTTTTCTTTATTCAAGAACTGAACTGTTCTATAGATGTTGATTAACTCTTGCTCGAATCGTTCAAGCTCCAAGTCAGTACGAGCGATCATGCGTCTTGCATAATACTTACCCGGTTCAGCAACGATGTCTTGGAATAATCTAGCACCGTACATCTCAGCTGTTTCTCTGATCGCAAAGGTTCCTTCTTTAGCGCCGGGTGTAGTTTCTGCTAGTACACCGTTAACAGTATAGCCGTGAGATGTATAATCCACTTCAAATTTATCAGTCATGTACACGCCGCCGCCATCGGCTACAAACTTTTTACTCTCAGCAAGTGTAAGTTTCTTAGCTTTGATCTGGGGCTTATGCCATACATCATATCGAACCTGACAGATCAGCGGATCAGTAGCTTTGATCCCGAAGCATTCCAGTGCTCCAACTTTCTGAAGTTCCCGGCAAGCATAAGGATAAAGCAAAGTTTGTGTGTCAAGGTTGAGCTTACTCCAATACGTAGAGTCGCTGTCAATTGGCGAAGCAGTTGACTTGTGCTCGTCAATGAAGACGACACCATTTTTTGCTCTTCGCAGCTTGTCGATCTTACCAACAACTACTACGCCGGGCAGCGCTCTTCCACTTGGCCCGTACAGCGGCAGCTCGAAGGGAATCTCTTCAGCTATAACTTCGCTATCGTCTTCTTTCCAGTGATGCCTGTAGCCGTTGTAAGATATCCAGATTTTCTCCTTCTCAGTGGACCACTCTTCAGTAGTTTTACTGGATGGCTTGTCTTCATAAGCATCATTTAGGTCAACAATGATACGATCCATCTGGTCTTCGATCACTTTAAGCATGCCTCCGCACAGGCTGCATCTCGTATCAGGTCCCTCAGCTGTGCAAATGGGGCATGGCTGCGTTGTATCCATGTCAGCCACTTCTAGTACCCTGTGCCAGTTCGTCCCCATACGGAGCGTGTCAGCTTCTACAATGGGCCTGATCCCTAAGATGTATTGAGCGTAGCAGCGAAAAGCACATGCTTTAAAAGCCGCTATAAATGATGCAGATAGTTTCCAAGTTCTCTTACCCATTATGCCTCCTCCACTTTTCTTAAGAGAATTGGATTCTTGTCGTCATTCTTATACTGAATGAATGACATTATGTCCCGCTGAGGGTCCGACATTAAAAAGCTCTGCAAGAATAATTTCTCTGGTACAGTCAGGGCGTCGTCAAAAGTTATGATAATATGGCGGTGCGGCAGGCCACTTCGGGACGGATAAGTCTTACTTGAAAACTCTGCTGATCCCTCGAAGTAATCGCCCAGCATCTTGAGCCTATCTTCGAACTGCTTATACTGATCGGCACTGTCAATGTCGATAAAAAGCTGCTTATCAGTAGGTACGATATATTTATCAGGGTGCTCACTTAGCAGCTCATCGCCTGTTATTATATAGTCATTTTCCAGCATAATTTTATAGCCCCTTAACTGGTTTAAATTCTTTACCTAATTCTTTGAATATTATATACGCTTGTCTACGTGGTGACATCAATCTATGCCTGATACAATTGCCGCACCGAACCATAAATTTATCGGCGAACTCCGAGCAGATATTACGTTTATTCTTCCCGATAAAATGCCGGGCAATCGGGATAACTACTGCAAGGTCAGCTCTGGAATAGCCAAGGTTATTAGCTACTTCATAGGCGGCCCACTCCTTAGCAGTTCTGAAGTGTTCGTGCGTGGCTGCCTCAATCTCTACATAGTCCCAACGTGACCTGTCAAGGATAACATCTTTGGCTGATCTTAATACTGTTCCGTCATAGTCGTCACGCATGGTAGACGTATAACAGTCACCATTCCACCAGTCGATAGGACGAGGATTCATAGGACTATTATAATGTGGAACCCATATTTCAACATGAGCATAGCACCACTTGATAAACCTCCATGTTTCTTTAAGGTTAAGCTTCTCCCTCCATAATACGTAAGGAAGATTAACTAGCAGGGTCCAAGTATCAATTACGTTATCAACTAAGCTGTCGTCGAACCACTTGGCCTTATACATTATTACTCTATATTTTTTCATGGTTTGAGCCACTCCCCTGTTACTGCAAAACACATTAAACTAGCTGCTAAACAGACAGCGTAAACTATGGTCACGCATATTGCCACTACTAAAGCTGGTAGTATCCACACTGGCAGCGTGACCGCTACCGCCAGTACCCGGCACAAAGTTATTTTCACAGTAGTTCTCCCATAAGTCTTTCAAGCTCGTTAATGCCATGCACGATCAGATAAATACCGTTGTTGGCCCTTACATTTTTCATTCGCTTCTGCTGGTCAAGGCTTTGTGTTCCACCTTTACCACGTTTACATTCTATTTCAAAATGCTTACCGTTAGGCAGACAGCCGAGAATATCCCCAGCACCTTTAATACCATAGCGAAACTTTCTACCGTCACCTGCTATGTCACCCATGCCAGTGTTGTTACGGTCACATAATATCTGACGAGCTTTCAACCAGCCCATGCACGCCTTAAGGACTTCGCTTTCAAGTACGTTCTCGCATAGGACAGTTGGTTTAGTGCCCACACCTCCATCCATACGACCCTGCGGTTTACCATGATGGATTATATCACAGATACCTTTACCGAGTATCCGGGTTTGTTCTTTTTTAGTTTTTCGTTTAGGCATAGTTCACCTCTACTTAGTATAAAATTTACTTATCATTCCTTCAGCGTCAAGGGGCATACCCTCTGCCCATTCAGGATTAGTACACATGATCTCGTGCATTAAAGCAAGATCATCTTCGGCTTCGTCGTCTTTACCTATAGCTACGATCTCATCATAACAATGAGTAACTACTGGTATGCCATCATCTTCACACCAAAGAACCCAAGTCATAAGCAGGTCACGTGCGATAGACTGTACAATATTTTCTACCAGCAGTGCACCATATAGTGTACCCCACTGCCATTTAATCTTACCACCCCTGCTAATGCAGGCATGACGATAGTAAAGAACTCTACCTGATGGCAGCTTGATACATACCGTACCATTCATATTATAAAACGTAAGTAAAACTCTATCAAGAATTTTATATTCAATAGATTCATTGGGGAATCTGATTACAAGTTTGAAGAAACCCTCAACGGTCTTCCAGAATTTAGGAACCTTAGAATATGTAGTTCGATAAGTCTTAATAAGTTTTTCTACAAATCTAAAATCATAGGTTCCGTCATCGAAAAGTGGCCTAAGATCAGGATTTTTTCTACAGTTCTGGTAAAATCTAGCAGCGCCCATACCGTAACCTGCTCCCAAAATCGCGTCTTTGCCGAAGCCACGCATCAGGTCAAGTTCACGCTTTAAATCAGGCGGATCATCTTCTGTTGACTTGCGAACTTCACACCCGAATAGGATCGTAGCGAACTGGCTGTAAATGTCGTCGCCGTTTATAAAGCCAGTGATTAAATCATCCTGTCCAACCAGCCACATCTCTAATCGACATTCAATCTGTGCCGAGTCACATATTACCAGCGTCTTACCCGGTGGTGCGATCAGAAGTTTCCTAACCATCGCTATTAGTTTATGCGTTCCCTGTCCTGTCCGACCTTTGCCACCCAGATTTAATAGGTTGATCTTTTCACCGCCAGTTGGTCGTCCAGTATGACAGCCATGATAGTTAAGCGGTACACGCAGCAGGCAATAAGATGCACGAGCCTGAGCGATCATACTCTTGATCCGTTTAATGTGAGTCGGCCATGACTTTATCGCTATGCGAGCCTCACAAAATTTCCTCACTGCGCCCGATTCATGGCCTAATAGCTCTTGCATCTCTTCATCATCTTTGGCTAACGCAGGGATCAACTCCTTCTTTCCCATTTTCATAGGAACCTTTTCACCTTCTGGAAGTAAACTCTGAAGAGCATCTACGATTGCTATTCTGCTACCAAGTAATTTCTTGGTTTGTCCACTTGCTTCGATTATGTCATTCAAGATGACTTCCATATCAGCGAAAACGCTGCTGGCCAAGGTGAAGTCGAACTGTAACTTTGGTTCCAGATACAGTCCTAGTGTGTGCCTTGCTAGGGGTAATTCTAGCTCAGGCCACGTAAGTAAATCCATAAGAATTTTAAATAGCTTACACTGCTTATTGATATCGTTCTTACAATATTCTTCAAGTTTTTCTTTTACGTCTGGGGTCATGTCTTTAAGGTGAAGACCTTTGAACTGCATGGTGTCACCTTTTTCCCCGATCTTAAACATGACACATAGAGTGGCTAAGTCATGCCGCATCTTCGAGTCATAGTGCCGGGCCAAGTCGTCAACATCAACGATGTAAGGGGGGACTATATTAAATTTTTCTTGTAAAACTGTAGCATCAAAGCGTGCGTTTTTAAAGCTACAGGTTATGCGTTCAAGGTTATCACCGTACCTAACTTGTAATCCCCTGATCGCTTGTTCTGTTCTGTGTGAAAAGCACGCATGAAAATTAGGAGAAACAGCATATCCCACACCAGTAAATTCGAACCGCTTATCAGTAATGTACTCTATCGTAGACATTTTGGTGAGGCTGTACTCCGTATCGAAGTAACACTCAAAGTCAATCATTAGTACATCTTCTGGAAAGTTTGCAGCGTCTAATTTATTTATGTAGGACATGCTATATTCCTTAATCAGTTTCTTAAGCGACTACAGCCTCTTGGCTGTCGCCATCATCATCCGCCGAGTCGTCGCCTGTTTCGTGATCTACAGCAGCTTGAGATTCTTTTTCTTCTTCAGGCATTGGTGGGATAGCATCTTTGGCATCAGCAATAGTCTGCTCCAAAGGTTCAGTGTCCGGGTAAGACTCACCATCATTGTCTTGCTGCTTTACTCGGTCAGCTTCGGCGTCCACTGTTTCCCCTGTAGCTGCCTCTGTTGATACCTCTTCCGCACCGCAAGCGTGAGTCTCACAAGTGTCACAGTCGCCACCGCAGGCATCAGCTTTTTCTGTAGATAGCTGGTCATCGTCAGTATCCGAAGATGAGTTGTCGGATTCTTCTGCCATGTCGTCGCTGCTGTCGCTTGAATCCACTACATCTTGCAACTGCTCTTCTGATGACTCCCCCAATTCAGTCTCCGCTGCATCAGTAGAGGTATCCGCAGTAGAAACAGGTGGTTCCTCTGAACCTAAAGCTTCGTCCATTAGCTTTTTTGCTTCAGCTGTATCCGATACCTGCTGCTGTTCTTTCTCTTCTGTGCGTTCAGCTTCAGCACGTTCTACCTTTGCGTCTTCGATCTCAGCCAGATCAATCTGTGCCTTGCTCATTAGCGTAAAGTTAGGGAACTCACCGTGCACATGATACGTATCTAAGCCGTGACCCGCTATCTGCTCTATCAACTTAAGCTCTGCCGCAAACTCAGCGTATTCTTCTATGGGCATATCTATTTTAGCGTCAACATAATCCCAGTAGGCTTGAATAATCTTACTAATCTTAGTTAATAGGATATGCTCCTTGTTCGTCTTGTGCGTAGTGTACGCTTTGCCGAAGAACGGAAGCGAACTATAATCACGATCAGTTCTTTTCAAATGTGGTATGAAATTCTGAATCATGTTAGCTGTGTTGTTCCGTGATCCGCTAAACATCTGGAACAATAGCGTAAGAACTGCTTTGATCCTAGCTGCCATTTCAGCATTTGCTTTTGCTACGTCAATATCACCAAATTTACTCATAATATTTCTCCTGAAATTTTATTTATTTTTTCTTAGCTTCCCGTAAGTATTTTTTAAACCTCTTGATCCATTCAGGACCGACTTCTTTGCCGCCCTCATAACGCCCTAAGTAAGTGTTACACCCAGAGCACAGTAGCCCACGCACCGCTCCTGTAGAGTGGTCATGGTCAATGTCCAAACGCCTGCTTAAATCGGTCTGATGCACCTGACATATCTTACATGATCCACCTTGTGCTTGGAACATTTTATTATAACCGTTGACGGTAAGCCCGTAATAATATTTTAGCTTGGCCCGTCTATTAAGCGCTTGGCCTTTAGGGGTACGGCGGTATTTGCGCTGGCACGCACCCCCCCCTTTCTCCGAAGCGCTATATTTCTGCAAAGTCTCTTTCCTACCCGGTGGCACGTACCCGCCCTCGGTCCTCTCCTTCGCCGCAGTGTTCATACATACTTTGCACCTAGCCCGCAGACTGTTTTTGTCCTTGGAGAAATATTCTAAAGTGGCAGGGTAAACCGTATGGCATTTTCTGCACTTTTTCTCAATCGGATTCGTGGTCATAGTATTTTTCCCCCTTGCTGATCGGCATCAGCTCAAGGTATGGGTGACTATCCACCACTACGCCGCAACTCACTACTGACCTTATTTTACTAAATTTACCATAGGCGAAAGCCAGTGCGGAATCGTCAATCCCTGTACCAACGTCCATGCCGAACATTCTTACATTAGGATTGACCAGCCATTTAATTCCCGCTGCTGAATGGAAGTGCCCCATTACTACTGACAGGGACATTTTCCGCACGGTGTTATACGCCGGGTTCATACCACCCCCGCAACCTGTGCCATGTAGGTAAAGCACTCCATCAATTGTGTGCTCATGCTTCCAGTCCCACTTTGGCGTTTCCCATATCTCGCTATAGTTCCTCAGGAACTTTGACGGAATACTGACTGACTCAGCCAGCCTCATCATGCGTTCACAGTGGTTGCCAACTGCAATCTTAGCATTTGGAAAAGCCTTGTACCAACGCTGAACGTGCTGGAAAGCCAGCTCGTACTCGTCACTTGGTCCCGGCATCTCCGGGTGCGTGGCATGAAAACTTATAGCGTGATTGTCAATAACATCACCGATAAAAACTGTTTCATTGCATTTATACTTTTTATAAATTTCTTTGCAGAACTCCAAATAATATTTCCGGTCACACGGGCAGTGGAGATCACCGATTACTAAAACTCTTTTATTCATAAATGCCCTTAGCCTCCATGTACGGTTCGATCTTATCCTTAAATTCGATTAAGTCCTCGAACGTAAGCACGGTGATACCATGCAAAAGAGCGTGATCCACTTCAGTAGCGCAACCTTCAACTGGTGGGCCGAACGGTGCGAACACTAGCAGCAAGTCGTTGTACTGCTCTTCAATAATCTTGCAGTCGATATAAAGTATCTGGCCCACTGTGAGCATTTCGTACTTCCATGCCCGGTTCACGAATGCATCGTGTTCAGCTGGCACGTAAAGCTCGAAGTTAACTGAGCTATAATTAGCTGCCATGTAAAGTCTGATACGTTCTGCTATCAGATTCGCAGCATCGTTGTTTTGCCTCATGTCCACTGCTGTAGCCTTCTCTTTCAGCGGGCCTCTTATTGGGTGCGACATATATGCTTTAATCATCTATCGTATCCCCCCATAACGGAGTATACCTTCGACCACTCCTTCTGTTATACGCTCGACGAACTCATCGTTCCGGGCACGCTGGCCCTCAAGGATTATCTGCTTGTCCGATTTCATATCGGTAATCACTAACCTGCTTATCTCTTGGTTGCCTATCCTACGATAAGAGGTCTTGGCCCCATCTGGGTTTACATAGGTCACACTGGCACAACTTGTTAGGGTCAGAATTGCGACCGCCAAAAATAGCATCACCAAAAATAACTTTACCTTCTTCATGTTTCACCTCTTTCGTTAAACTCTTTTCAGTATACGGGTCTTTGCTGACCGGATACTTTTCGATTATCTTTCCAGCCTGTTCGTTCAGGCTCGTAATGCCTAGTCCGCCCGGCAGCCTTATTGGTCTATCGTCTTCCCAGTTCTCCATTATCATGCTGTCACGCAATACCACCAGTCCGGCAATGGCTTTGACAATATGCGATACACCGCTATCAGCGTCAATGTCAGTGCCCTCCCACCAATCCATCAAGTGACGCATTGTTGCATCGTAGTAGACTGACGCACGTACACCCATTGACCTATAATTATGCGTACCATACTTTCTGCTTCCCTCAAACATGGCCAAACCTAGCTCCATCATTACTCTTGCCGACACGCAGTGCATCGGAACTTTCTTAATCCCTAGGCTGTCCTTGGGATTAGTTTCTTTGCCTTTCAGCTCGTTATACCCATTAGTGTACTCGTCCATATTATCTCCATTAAAATTTGTGTGTAACTTCTTTGTCCATCGAAGGAGCATAAGATTTAGTCTTCGGTAGATCACAACGTTTCGGTATGTTCGCTCCCTTAGCCCGCATTGTAGATGCTGCTTTGTTGACTGCACTTTCAGTAATGCCAAGCTCGGCTGACACCTCCGCTGCACTCATCCCACGATTTACCAGACATTTATAAATCTCAAACTGCTGGCTCGTTAAGATCGGTAGCATGACTCGTATCGGTGAGCATGTTTTCGCTTTCTCTGTTATATCCTGAATCGTCCGAGATATTTTAGCTTCGCTTACCCCCAGTTCCACGGCTGCTTCTGCTTGCGTCATCGCTCTGAACTCATGGTGTACACACCTTAAAACCTGCTCTTCAAAACTTGTAATATTTCTCTCGCTCATTGTACCATGCTCCTGTAAAAAACATACCCCCTGTCGTAAGACAGCTGAGTTTTTCCCAATTCTTGCAGTATTTGCGTAATTTTTTGAAGTTTTTATTAAAGTTTTTTAAATTTGTTTCTCTTCGTGCGACCTTCGCAGAAGTTCTAACCCTGTCCCGTCGTCCCTTAAGATAGTATAACCAGTGATTTCATCTGTCAAATGCCCAAACCTGATCTCAAATGGCTCTGGATCGTCCGGGTCATAGTCTTCAGGCCACAATATGAACGTGGTCCTCAGCAGGTCGTGTAACCTTAGCTTCAAACTGTCCCCGTTTTCAAGAAATACCTTAGCCTGTTCAACATTCATGGTTCGCCCCAACTACTAATTTCATACTAATTAGTTTTTGCCCATACATTTATGAAAATTGATCTTATGTACTGTCTTGAAATAGTCAGACTCATAGTGCTGATCCACTACCCTTGAAGTGTAGCCCCGGCAGTGGTGCTCCCTATAGATCAAGTTAAGCTCATGCTTCTGCTTTCGTGTTAAAACGTTTTGCGAAGTCTCGAAGGCTAGACGGTCCTTGTGCACTGCTACTCTAACGTGTGACTTCAGCGCTTTCACAAGGCTAGTCTTCAGGCAGCACTTCGCATATAGCTCATGCGTCGCAGATACCTCGAGTCTTTTCCCCTTCGCAGTTATAAAGTAACTCATTATTTCAACCCTAGTTTCTTCCATGCAGCATAGCGGTAATCGAACCTGATCGCTTCCAGCTTTTCCTTAGCTTTCTTGTATGCGTCTACCTTCTTGGCTATCGCTGTTAAGGTAGAATTGTCAGCTAGCATCTGCTCGGCACGATTGATCCTGATTAAGCACGCTGCACCTGTCCGGCATGAATAATACTCGAACCCACTGTGCGATTCTTCACTGTTACCTTCTCTGTAAATCCCACCATGATCGCCAGTGGTATACCCTAAGAAGTATTCCTCTTTATCCTTTGAGGTGTGCTCCCAAAGGACTAGATTGATCTGACCATATTCAAATCTAAGATAGATCACCCACCCCGGCATTACTTCTTTAAGGGTGTTAGTCATACGTTTAGTAATCTTCTTACCTTCAAACTTTTTAAACGTCGCAACCAGTATTTTGTGAATATGGTATACTCGTTTCTCGTTCAGCATCTCGTCACGTATGCTATCTTTAATTATTTGTCTTGTTGTCATAGTCTTTAAACCTCCCAAAATAAACAACTGTTCCGTCCATACGTTTTAGCCCAACTAATTCCCTATCTGTCAATGGCCCGCAGTCCGTTACATGATCCTGCCTTTTAAATCTCAACTCTCCCCCTGCTTCCACCGTCATAGTTAAATACGTTCCCGGTTCTGCATTGTTCGCAAAAATCTCAAAGACTTTTTTAATTTCCATGGTGCTCATCCTTCATTAGTTCTAAGTCTTCCGCATATTCTTCGGTTACGGCTAGGCCAATATTCCATGTTACCCTTGCCACGACATTCCCCTGATCCCGGCTAATTGATATGATCCTACCAGTTTTAGTAGCAACTGTATAATCAGTGAATTGCGTACCACGATGTTTCATTCTAACTTTGTCACCTGTCATTAAGGCTATCATTTTTAAACCTCCGACGATTCACTAGCAATCTTACAATTAGCATTCCGATTATTAACCAGATCATTCTTTATCCCCGTTTATCATCTCGTCAACGTCTCTCTTCTGAAACGATGCTAGCGAGTTATAATTGTTCACCTTAAAAACCTGTGACGCTAGCTTGTTCCGGGCTAGCCTGAGCCTACCTACTGCATCGGCGTTATCCCGCTGTTTCGCTTTACGTGCTTCTTTTAATGCTTTCATGCTATCCCCTTTTGAATTATTAAACTTTTTCGATTACACCCCAGTACTCAAGTCTATCTACTACGCCGGAACTAATGGCTGTCCACCTGTCCGACGGAATCGTGCGGCAAAAATCTTCGATCATCGCTACAATTTCTAGGTTATTAAACGGCTTACCCATACTATCCCTTGTCTCTACCGCCACTGCGATAACGCAAATGGCTTCGTTTATCGTGCAGTCTTTAGGTTTAGTCTCCGTGTTCATATTATGCCTCACAAATTACATGATCCATTGCGTTTTTTATATACCATCCTGCACGTGATGAAAAATTCTCAAAGGGTATACTCATCCAGTCGCAGGCCTTATATATTATGCTGGTAGTGATAGAGAAACCCTTCGAGTCATACCCATACTTCAGGGTTAAGCAAATATCAGTACCGCTTTCGAGTATTTCTTTTGCTGTTCTAAGAGTCATCATTTACCCCCTTTGGTTTATGAGCATTTGCAAATTGTCCGGTGACGAATTGTTTACTCTTTCCTGCGTATCCGCCAGCACTTCGTCGTAGCCCCTATTAGCTACATCGCTACTATTAGAATCGCAGCACTCTTCTAAAATAGTAATCTGCTTGTCGTAGTGGTCGTCAGCTAGCCCTTTGGCAGTAGACATAACGCAACAATCCAGATTTACCCCGACCAGTTCCAGCTCTTCTACTCCGTCCATGTGGTTTAGTATATAAGCCTTTATGTACCTACTTCCATCGTCTTCATCTTTTCCGAATATTGCCAAATTGCGATACCCCGTCAGCTCTTCTCTGATCGTGTCGTTTGTCCGCCCACACCACTGATCGTCAGGATCATAAGGATTAGTCCTGTACTCTAATACCACTATTGGCCAGCGTAAACGTCTGTACTCTGCTATTACCTCGCATATTTTTTCGTTCAGTTCTATTGGCTCACTGTCAAAGAAGTGATCCTGCATATCTACTATCAATAAAGCTTTCATGCTCTTACCTCCTAAAGTTTAAACATTATTTAGTTCTCAAAGCCCCGCGTAACCCGCTAGGACTACGCAAGGTGTCTGTTCCATATAGTTTAATACTTAAATTTCTTCAACATTACCTTTCATATCAGCTTTCATGTCAGTACATGCTCGTGCCAGTGCCTTTGCGTAGGCACGTATAACGTCTACATCAGCCTCGTCATCAGGTGCATTCTGATAGATGTTATCATTCAGGTAATCCGTTGTAACACTCCAGCCATCTCCGTTTTCGCCTGATCCGTCAGTGTATTTATAGCCAGAACATTCTTTGTCAATTCCAATACTCATTATATCCCCTAAATTATTATCAAGCAAATTATTATGCCCACGATTATTACTGCATCTGTATGTTTTAGCAGCCACATTCTTATACGTACCATATTGTCACCTGTTCTAACTATTTAAAATAATTCTGGCCTCAATCAATGTTTCATTCAAACGGCCAAAATCCTGAATCGCAATACCAGCTGCATTTGGCAATAACTCTTCATCAATTATTGCCACTAGGTCACGTATAATATCTTTTATTTTCTCTGTCATTGTAATACCCCTTTAGTTTAATTTTAAAAGATCGCTCAAAACCCATTGCCAGCATCGAAACTAGCACTCTCGGCCCATGCCAAGAGCAGTACCACTATGGGCTATTCATTAGGAGGTACTGCTTAATCGCAAAATTCGTCATCAATGAACACGCTTTCGAAAAAATTCGTAAACTCTTGTTCACTTAGTTTTTTCTCGTTTACTAAATCGCAAATTACGTGCATGAACCACAATTCACCCGTGCTGCTACGTACGCTAAAATCTTTGTCTGTGTCAGTAGTCAATTCCGAGTACTGATATTTACCCTTGCTAACATTCTTATAATTTAGCATGATAACTCCTTTGGTTTAATAAGTCCTGTGTAACCCGTTAAGACTACACAGGATGGGTAATGCAATTGTACTGTTAGTCTTGTATGTATGCTTCTTTCAGCAAGTTAGCAAGAGCCAGTTGTTCACCAATATAGCTGGCGTGTTCTTCGCTAATGTAAAGCTGTTTCATAAATCTGACGACGTATTTTCTAACGTCCGAGTAAAAACCTGTAAAACTCTTAACAGGCTCATCGTCGCTGTTCATAATATCGCAACGCACCATACCACTTTTGGTATAGTATATCACAGTATAAACTTCACTATCATCCATTGTGCATTCAACTGCCTCGCAATTTATCAGTTCCCATGCCATAATATAACCTCCTAAAGATTATTAAATTGTTTAATGAGCTAACTTCTATTAGTAATACGGCTAGCGGTAATTTATGTTCAAACTAAATTAAAAATTAAAATGTTTTTGCCCAACTAAATCCCTTCGGGCTATAACTTCGGGATCAACCTCGCCAATTTCGCCTGATTCAATGTCGTCAACTATGCTTATTGCAGTAGTTTCAAACTCTTCATTAAAGCCTTCGAGTAGTTTATCCCAATCAATGTACTCATCTATGTATACTTCTCCGGCAGCTTCGCAAACGATATCCTGATAACCGTATTCATTAGTTCCTGCAAGCAAGAAGTTTAATATCGCACCTATGCAATGTGCGGTATCATTCATTATAAGCCCATCGGTGTAATCCGAAAGTTTGCCAAACCAGTCATCAGGATTATTAGAATAGCTGCTCCTAAACCCGTCATAACTTGTATAATTCTCTTTCAGATATTCGGCAAACTCTTCTATTTGCCCTTCACAAAGTGATATCAGCTTGACAATATCCACTTCTACTTCTACGTCAATTGAATCATTACTAAAGTTATAATACTTTGGTGATCGCAAGCCTTCAAACTTGTAATCGTTAATCAGTTCGTGACTTTCCAGCTCATCACAAATACCTTCACATATTGAATCGGCCATTACATTGTGGTAATCCTGATAGTCTATGCAATCAGTGATGTTTTCTTCTAACCATTCTTTATGTTCTGGCAGCATTCTTTTATCGTCAGGATCATTGAATAATGTATATTCTAGTTGCTGATCGTCTTCTAATCCTGATCCGTAAAAACCCTGAAATACAGGTAGCCAAGTTTTAATCTTTTCTAACATGATATTACCTCCTAAAATAATAAACAGTTAGGAGTAGGCAATTAGCATCAACTGCCAAAACCTAACCATTTATTACCGCTAGCCATATTAACTTTTTAAAGAACTGTTCTCAAATACTTATACGATTACACTCGTAATTTGTTCAAATGTAATCGAATAATTACTTAAACTTTTTCTTCTTCGACTTTAAATGTGTAACCCAATTTAACTATGCAAGTACGGGTATTCTCTGTTAATGTTTTCGTGCCTGCAATTTCAGCAAAGTATTGTGCTTTTTCACAAACAGGATAAACTATCTTTTCACCCCAATTGACTACTACTCTTACTATAAGTTCCATGATATACCCCTTAAATTATTAAACTATTAAAGATCATGCTTCAAATACTTATACGACCAGTGATTATTTTTGTTCAAACTATTTTAAAGAATAAAACCTTTTCCACGTTCATCTATATTACGCTGTTCAGCATTGCGTTTATCCCGGCAGTCAGTAGCATAGGCATTCCAGCAACATCTACAAAAATTATTTAAACCATCAGGATTTCTTTTCAATATCCCATATTCACTTAATAGCTTTACAGTGCTACATTTGCCTTTGCACAATTTCATCAATAACTTGCCACTCTTAATATAAATGGGTTTGGTTAGTTTAGGTTTTTTACGTGGTTTAGGTACGACTCTGATTTTACCATCAATTACAGTGTACTTTCGGCCATAACCATTATCGTCACACTTTCTGCAATGATCCATAAACTTCGGGCCATTATCATGCTTAAAGTATTGACAGGTTAATGATTTAATTATTCCACATGCATTACATTTTCTATTATCCATCATGTTCCTTTTAACTAATAAACTTGTAACGCATGTTGTTACGTGTGTTGTTATGCTTTTGTTCATTAAATAATTATTAAAAGAGTAAGATAGTAAGTGAACACGTTAGAATCATTAAAACTTGTGCACTAAAAGTGGTTATAATCGCACGTGGGATATGCTTAAGAGCTGTTCACACACACTATAGGTTACTTATACTATTATTATTAAAATAAGAAATAAATAAAGAGGTTAGGCTAGCCCCTACAGGAATGAAGTAGCCCCCTAAGGGCAAACTGTAATCACCTAAATAGCAATTCTATTGTGTGTAGCGGTATAAGTCGTTATGTAGTAAGCGTTTACAGTGCTCATGCTGGCATATTATCATGTTCGCTAACCTGTGCATCTATGATAGTACCAATAGCGTATTATACACCAAGTCCTAGACATGGCGAATAAACAGCGTTTAGAGCCTAATAACGCATGTGTTGCATTCAAACGCTACCATTGAGGTAGATACATTATTACATGGGCAATAGTGTCTACTTATCCATTGTCATAAGGGTAGATATATTGGCCTATACACGTTTATCTAACCCCCCGGGTACTACCCTTGACCCTGTATGCCATGAGCCGATGGGACCCTTAATAGGACCGCACAAATACTATATTTTTTACTCCATAGACATCATTATATTAGGGTCTACTTATAATTCTATTGTGCGCATAAACCTATACACTTATTGACAAGTGGAGTGGTTTAGTCACATATCCTATTTAGGAAAACAAGTATTTTCAGGATAATGACAACTAATGATACTATTTTCAAAAAATATTATAATATTTTGGCTATATATGGAAGAATTGGGAAAGATCGGCACAGTTATATAGAGGGGCTATGTTTTTCAGGGCATATATAAGACAACGATTAACTAATTACTAATGTATAAAGAGTCGAGTGTAAATAAATTTCCTGATTACAGAAGTATTGTCCATAAGAGAGATTAAAATAAATGGTAGCAGGCTGGTCTAAAAGCGAAATCCTCTGGTTTATCCAGCTAAGTCCTACGACAGCTGAAACAATCTGCCTTAAATATAGCGAAGTCAGTAGCTTGGACTCCCTGCTACCACCTAATTTGGAGCGGATACCATGAGTTTTCTAATAGATGTAATCGCAAAAACTTCAGCGCGTAATCAGGTACTTATAGGCGGGCGCTGGTTTATGGCCAAACCGTATGGTAAAGACCCGCTATCTGTGCGCTTCAGAAATGCCATTCGAGTTATTACTGGAAAGAGCAGAGCGTATCACTATAGGTCGGACTGTCCGCAAGAGAGATTAAAATAAAGGATATATCCCAATGTTCAATAAACTAATGGAGGTGCTTCTATGCGTGATCTCTAAATTTCCTCACTTTATAATTATACCTCCCGATGAACAGGCTGTTGTTCTGCGATTTGGAAAGTATCTCAAGACTCTGGATGAAGGTGGTCACTATTTGTTACACTGGCCGCTGATTCATACCGTCATGCAGATCGCTTCTACACGACAGTTAATAGACATAGATAAACAGGACATCTTAACTAAAGATAAGCGTTCGATAACTTTGAATGCTTCCATCGAATATGTTATTGACGAACCTTATAAAGCATTACTGTCTGTGAACGATTATGACGAGAGCCTTCAAGAAGTAGCAGGTGATATGTTCCGGCGATCAATTATGGAACGCACGCTAGCCGAGTGCACCGAAGATATTGAATTGATAAAGCTAGAAGTATTTGAGGGACTCGAAGAAGAGGCGCATGATAATTACGGTATAGGTGTGCTGGCGGTTTACATACCTACATTTACTAAAGCTATTACGGTAAGACTAATTCAGGAGTAGTGCAATGGCGAAGAGCAGAGAAGCACAAGCAGTAATCGACGCTCTATACACTAGGCAACAGAAAGAGCTTGACGTTATGGGCGATAGTAACGAGGATATATGCAGAGCGTTTAAGCTGGCCTCGATTATTATTAACGCTGAGAGTGGCACACCGCTTGAGATGCTCAATAAAATGCTGGCTAAGAACGGAATTACAGAACCGCTTGAAGTTTATGTCGAACAGAAAGAGGATGAAGTTGACATCGTGACAGATGAAGGGGTTACTACTGTCAGCATAGACGAATTGGAGCTTCCCAATGGAGATCAAGAGCAAAGCGGAAACAATGAAGCTGTGGGTTAAATTTTATCACGACTTATTAGTTTTACGGGAGACTAAAAATTATGGCGGAGCAAGTTCAAAGTATAAAGCCCCAAGGCGGAAGTCAGCCAAGGGAAGTAGCAGTGAAGATGTTGAACGAAGTGTACGACAACTTAGAAACAAAAGACCTGTCAAGAAATGAGTTCATTAACGAGTCACTTGACATAATCGGCAAGACCAAAGCTCAACCTAAGAGCAAACTTATTTTACCGGAGTAATTATGGGTGGACAAGTAAACGCAGTAATAGTAGATAATGATGGAAGTGATGCCGGGATTATAATTGGCAACAGCGACGGTGGGGGCACACAGAAACTCACCATCGCTTCTAATGTAGCTGTCGGCACAGATCAGGCTTGTAGGTCTTGTCTTTTGATGACCGCTGGAACCGATGTTTATTTTACACTGGCCGACGAAGCAGCTGACGTTAATGATTTTCTGCTGTTGTCCGAAGCCTATCTGCCTATGCCCATTAAGAATCTTAATCAACTGAGATTCTATGGTGTTACTGATGGCATTATTATTCACGTTCTTTGGAGAAGCTAAAATGGCCGAGGAAACATTTGAATCGCTTGAAGCTGGTAACGATGCTTACGAGTCCATCGACATTAAGTTGACCAACCTACGGGGCGGGCAGACATTTACTCCGCAGACAGCACACAGAATTTCTCAGTTTGACTTTCATGGTTTCAGGGAAGCCGCTGCTACTGGTACTGGTACAGTGGAGATTTATGCGACTGATGGCACTGATCCTACAGGACCAGTCATAGCGAGTGGCACGTTTGATATTAGCACTATGGTCACTGGTGCAGGTGGTGGATGGATAACTGTTGCCATGACAGGGCTGCAAGGTATTCTACATGCGGGTGTCAAGTATGCTGCTGTGATTAAGACTGATACCGATGACTATTACATACGAATGGTAGGCAGCACTGGCAGTGACTACGCTAATGGTGACGCTATATCTTCAAATAATGGCGGGACGAGTTGGACAACTTATGCTGCTAATGATGCGAAGTTCAGGGACATTGGGTTTGAATACACGGCAGGGGCCAAGGGTGGTCTTACCGGAGAAGGTTGGGGGTGGTAATATGAAATATACTTTAATGATTGTGCTATTAGTTTTATGCGTTCTATTCGGACTCGGCGCTTTAAAACAAGCGTGCGAAAGTTATACGAGAAAGTCTACACCACCTATACCAATAAGCGATCCTAACGCCTATAAACGACGCACTGATATTTGCAGGAGCTACTACGATGGAGACAAAAGAAATTCAGAGTCGTTTACAGAAAGCAATGGCGAAGTTATATCCTGACTCGCGCATAAAATTTATTAGCGATGACCATACGATCTTAGAGGATTTAGATGCGCTTGATATTTGCGTTACCTATTTCCTTTTTGATCGTGACGCTGCAATTAGAGAGGCTTGGGCTACTGGAAAGATGGAGGGTGAGAACAATGTCAAGTAAGAATGTTAAGGCAGGACGTTTGCTTTCTAAGTTCATTAGACAGATCGCTGAAGAGACAGAATTTGTGCTGGGCGAAAGCGGTGAAGATGATCGCATGGTTTCCAAGGCTGAACTATTAGCTCGCAAGATGTGGCGAATTGCTCTGGGCTATAATGAACTTGTCCTAACAGAAGAGGGAACGAAGACGATTGTTCATCCACCTGATCTAAAGATGGCTACGGTTGTTATGGATCGTATGGAAGGTCGATGCGGGACTGCGGTAGAAGACGAAGTTACCCGGCCAACTACAGCGGCTAAAATTACTGAACAGGGCAAGAAGCGAATTGCCGCAATAGGGGGATTAGCCGATGGTGATGTCGATAGTGGAGACACTTAAACCTAGCTTATCAACGCCGTTTCCTAACATACCCCGGCACTGGAAAGAACCGCTGACCGGGCTTAAGATTCCTAAGAACCCACATGAAAATGTTATATGGCGTGGTGATCTACTCCGTAAAGCGGAGAAGGATATTATTTTGCAGCAGGATTTAATGTCGGCTTCGGCAGAGTCCTTGCTGTTCTGGGTCAATACATTTGTCTGGACATTTCACCAGAAAGATATTGATCCTATTACTGGTTTTGAAATTGAAGTTGAAAATGAACATGTTCCATTTGTTACATGGGACGTGCAGGATTCATTGTTTAAAAAATTACTGTACCGCTTGAAGAACCCGAAGGCTATCCTAATAGATAAGTCTCGTGACATGGGTGCAAGTTGGTGTGGCTTGGCCTTTATGCACTGGGTATGGCTGTTCGTTGATGACGCGCAGCTACTAGAGATGTCTCGTACTAAAGACTACGTAGACCAGCCCGGTAACATGAAGGCATTATTCCAAAAGCATGACTACATAAATACATGGCTACCTGAATGGATGGTTCCACCGGGGGTAAGGCCGGGTGAGAAGTACAGAACCTCTATGCACATGTTGAATATTCTAAACAATGCGTGTATTGATGGAGAGTCAACAAATGAAAATGCTGGTTCTGGTGACAGGCGTAAGATCGTTTTACTAGACGAATTTGCGAAGGTCGAAAAAGGTTCTCTGATTCGTTCAGCGACTAAGGACGTTTCACCGTTTCGTATTGTAAACTCTACCCCGGCTGGTCCGGGTACTGAGTACGCGCGCTGGAAGAAGTCTGGCCAGATCGAAGTATTTCAGCTACCTTGGTGGGAACACCCAGATAAAGGTGGTGGCCGTTATACATATCAGGATGAACATGGCGCGTGGCATATTAGTTCACCTTGGTATAAGGAAGAAGAGAAGCAACGATCACCTAAAGAAATGGCTCGTGAAGTTGATATGAAAGATACCGAGTCTGGTGATACGTTCTTTACCCTTAACAATATAAAGAAGCATATTGCTTTGTTCGGTTGTAAGCCTAAATACCGATTCCACATTCATCTGGATAAAAAGATTGCCGATTCTGCCATATATACTAAAATACGTGCCAGAGATTACAAAGCCGTGAAGTTGTCCAAAGGTTGTAACGGTCAGCTGCGCGTCTGGTGCAATCTTATTATGAACAGACCGGATCAAACTAAAACTTATGTATTCGGTTGTGACATTAGTAAAGGTCAGGGCGCTTCTAACTCTGTCATCTCCATCAAGTGTAGGGAGACAGGCGAGAAGATTGCTGAATGGCGCGACGCTAATACTCCACCGTTCGCAATGGCAAGGACAGCAGTTGCTCTAGCTATATGGTGCGGCGGCAGGAAGCCTAAATCATTACCGCTTATTAAGTGGGAGAAGAATGGTCCCGGCGTTGACTTCGGCAAGCAGCTTGTTAAAGCCTTCAAGTATCCTTACTGTTACTACATGGATAAAGCTGGCGACAAGTCAGAACAGAAAATGAGTAAGTATGGTTGGCACTCAAGCAGTGATAGTAAATTTGAACTGCTTACTGAGTATGACAGGGTGCTGGCACACGGAGGTTATATTAACCACAGTATCTTCGGCCTTGAAGAAGCAGAGACTTATATCTACTACAAAGGTGGTGGCATAGGTCCAGCGGAATTGGTCGAAGAAAACTCTAACGCGCGAAAGACTCACGGCGATGTTGTCATAGCTGACGCGCTGACACTTGACTCTAAAGAACATGGGACCACTAAGCACGAAGGCCCAGACTTTCCAGAGGGTTCAGTAGGCCATAGAAAGCAACAGCGTATGGGCAATAAGAAAAGTAAAAACCGTAACTGGCGCAACAAATTTAATTTTGAAGGATAACCATGCCTGAAGATATTACACCAGCTAAGATTCAGAACGTAGTCAAGCGAGGCTTTGAACGCATTCAAACTTACCGCCGAGCAAGGGCTTTGTTCCTGAAAGAATATGTAGGACAGTATTACAGAGATAAGCAGGGCATGTCTGGTGATGAACCTATTAACCTTATCTTTCAAACTGTGAAAACTTACGTACCTAATATGGTTATGCAGAATCCAATCACTGAAGTTAGCTCAGACTACTTG